CGTACAGGTCGTCGTCGAGCCGGGCGAGCGCGTCACGCGCCGCAGGTGTGGTCCCAAACTGGAACGTCACCCCCAACTCGGTGTCCCCGTCGCGCCAGCCGACCGGGGTGGCGACCGCCTCCGCGCCATCGTGGCCGTCCAGCAGCTTCACCGAGTCGCCGTGCCGCGTCAGCGTGTGCCGGAAAACCCCACGCGCCATGGTCTCCACAAACGGGCCCACATCCCGGGGCGTGTCATACACGGTCACGGTCGCGTCGAGCTGCCGGCGCGACGGTGACACGTCACGCAGCTGCCACGCCCACACGTCCGCGCTGCTCGGACCCGCCCGCCTCACACCAGCCATCATTGCGCTCCTCCTCCCGCCGCCACCGACACGTCCCTGAACCTGGGGTCCGGCCCATCCCAGCGGGTCAACCCGATCTGCTGCCGCGCCTCCGCAGCCGTGATCACCCCGGCCTGCACCAGCTGGGTGACCGGCGACGCGTTCACGTCCAGCGCGGGGCTGATGAACGTGGGCCACACGATCGCGCAGTCCGTGCCGAACGGCATCAGCGACGACAGCAGCTCGGTGAGCTTCTGGCCCCAGCCGCCCGACGTGAGCAACACCAACTCGGCCCTACGGCCCGAATCGTTCTGGTAGGTCAACCCGCTCGCGCCCTGGTCCAGCCAGATCGCTGACATGCCGAACGCGTGCGCCACATCCGCCCGGTTCAACGCCGCCAGCGCGGCGGCGTCCCCGTCCACCGGGTTCACGCTAATCGGCGTGTAGGCCACGGTCGATCCGAGCACGGCGACCTGCCGCTCACCGCTACCGTGGGCCTGCATCCACCGGCGCTTCAACAGCTCCGCCTCATCGACCTCCTGCCCGGGATGGTCCGGGTCCGGCACGCATGCCCCAAAGTTGGGGGTGGACACGGACAGGTAGCCGGAAGGGATGCCAGACTGGTAGAAGTTCTCCACGTAGCGGCCCAGCCTTGCGCCGATGCGGAACGTCAACCAGTGCCGCGCCAGCACACCCTGCGGCCAGCCGTCATGGTTCGGCGCCATCCCATGCAAGACCGCGACACGATACGGCACACCGGCCATCGTGAACCGCCCATCCGCGTCGGTGACGAACGGATGCTCTGTCAGCGTGCCCAGCTCGACCAGGCCCGACGACAGCTGCCGGAACGCCAGCGGGTTCAACAACTGCAGGCTGCCGGGCAGCGGGCTGCGGTCCTCCGCCTCCGCGAACACGAACCCGCCCTGCCCCCACAAGATCGCGTCGGCCAGCACCGTCGACCAGAACCCGTGCGCTGTCAGCCGGCGACCCAGCGGCGCTTCCGGCCCGATCGGGCCGGGTGACCCGCCCAGCAGCATCGGGTCCGACACCCACAGCGGTGGGCGCAGCACGTCACCCCGCCGATCCCGCCACACCCACATGGTCGCCACCACCGACTCGACGATGATGGACAGGCAGCGGGTGACCGCCGGCAACAGCCACCCATCCCCCGCCGCCCCGCCGTTCGGGTGCCGCGACGGCACGGTCAGCGGCGACCCCACCGTCGACCCGCGCGGACCCCACCCCGGGCCCGCCGGACCGATCGGCCCGAACGCGCCGTCCGCACCCCACACCCCCACCGCCGACATGCCCGGGCCGGCGTACCACGGCTGGTCGGACCCCACCCACCAGCCGCCGGGCCGCCCCGCGGCCACCTCCCCCGCATCCCACGCCACCGGCGGGAACCGCTGCAGGAACCCGTTCGGCGTGTTCACGCGGGCGCTGTTGTCGGGGGTGCGGGCGTAGAAGTCTCGGCGCTGCTCGCGCACACGCCGGGGCACACTGCTCATGGCATCACCAGATCCTCGGTCGCTCAACAGCCGTCACCCTCTTGCGGTGGGTCCACAACGCGATCGCCGCCGCGACCAGCGACGAGCTGGGCGCCGAGTCGCGGGTCCGCTCGAACGTCCACCCGCCGTCCCGGTCGAACCTGGGGACAGCGTCCATCACCGCAGCCGCGAGGGAACCTGACGCGTCCACCTCCACCGCCCGCTCCGCCAGCGCCGCCGCGAACCCCTGGCAGGCCGACGCATATTCCGGCCAGGTCAGCTGCCGGACCGCGTCATCCCGCGTTGCCGCGAACAGCCGCTCATCGGCCAGCAGCCGGTCGTACGCCTCCCGCACATCCCGCGACGGGCGCATGCGCAGAGCCCACGCCGCACCCCTCACGTCCGACACCTTCCCCACGATGTCGGGCACGCGCCGCAGCACCGTCGCGGCGGATGGGGCGTGCTGCACCACGGCCACACGATCCACCCCATCGTCGTCCCGCCACGCGCACGCCACACTGGCGGCTGTCCGGTCGAACTCGACGTCGACACCGAACGACACCAGCGCGGACCTGGGTGGCTGGTGGGTTCGCGTCGCGACGCACGCCTTGAAGTCGTCAACGTCGATGGCTTTCGCGACGGCGCTGACCGTCGGCCACACACCCAACCGCTCCCGCGCGAACGAGCGCGGGTTGCGACGACCCACGTCCCACTCCTGCGCCACACGCTCCATGCGCAGCGCGTACCCAATCCCAGGGTTGGCGCGCAACCACTGCTCTGGGTCACCCGGCTCGGCACCCGGCTCCGCGCACCACTCGTGGAACCCCGCGTGCGCCGATCCGCCCTCATGCCCGGCGCTGCGCCGCTCCAACAGCAGCACCGATGAGTGATCACCCGCCGACGACAGGAACAACGCGCTCGGGTTGCGCGACGCCGACTGGGTGAACGCGAACGCCTCCAGCGTGTCCTGGTCGAGGAGGAACGCCTCATCGAAGATCAGCAAGTCGACCTGCGACAGCCCGCGCGGGCCGTGCTTCGTGCGAGCCTTGAACCGGATCGTGCCCCAGCCGTCGCGCGTGGAGATCCGCTCACTGCCGTTCGCCATGTTCACCGACAGCGCGCGCGTCAAATCCTCCGACGACGCGATCAGCTTCCGCATGTCGTCCATGAGGGCTTTCGTCACCCCGAAGTTGTGGGTCGTGAAAACGATGGACCGCTCCCGCAGCACGAGCAGCCCAAACAGCATCCGCACGATCGCCAGGTGGGTCTTGCCGTTCTGCCGGGGCACAATCAGCGACCATTCGGCGCCGAGCCATTCTCCGCTGGGCTTCTGGGACAGCCAATCCCCGAGCACCCGCAGCTGCCACGGCGCGAGCGGGGGCATCCCGATAATGTCGTTGAACTCGACGGCCAGGGCGAGCAGGTCCGTCCGGTTGGACGTCGGGCCGTCCGGCACCCAGCAATGGGATGGCTCCTGCGCCCCTTCCACCGGCGTGATCTCCAGAGCGGCGCTCACGGCGACGCCCTACGCCGGGCCAGCTCGTCGAACGGGCTCTCCTCGACCTGAACGGCCAGCCGCCGCCGCCCGGTCGGGTTGAGCCCCAGCACGTCCATCAGCATCGCTATCTGGGTGTCCAGCGCGCGGAGGGCGGCGCGCTGCCGCCAGTCATTGTTCTGGAACACGGCGACGCGCAGCGGCAGCCGCTCGTCCATGGCCTCGCACAGCATGAGCACCGACTCGAAGTCGGTCTCGGGGTCGACCCATCTAGCCGACGACCAGATCTGGTCCCACAATGCTTGCCCGGCCTTGCCGAGCGGTCGCGTGGCCTGCATGGCGCTCACACAGCCTCGTCGTCGCCCTCGGACAGGTCAAGAACGTCAACGTCACCCAAAGCGTCGCACGCTAGCTTGACGTCACCCTTGATGAACACCAGCACGTTCTGGTGGGCCTTCACTATCTTGCGGGTCGACGCGAACATGGAAGTGCGCAACGCTCTAGTGGGATCGGCGGTGTGCAGGATTATCTCGTTCCAGTACTCAAGTCCCGCGTCCTGGAACGCTGCGATGGTGTCCGAAACAAGATTGCGGTAGACGCCTGACTTCCGATTCCGGACCTCGCCCACGACGAAGCAGGCGAACCGGTTGTCGGCGAGGCGGTCGCAAGACCGTTTGATGATCTGCCGGTAGGCGGTCAGGAAGTCATCGTAGGTCATGTTCGACAGGTCGTGCGGGTCCGCCGAATACACTTCAAGGTCCGCGTAGGGCGGGCACGAGAACACGAAGTCGAACCCGCTCGGTACCTCGGGCCGCTGCAGCACCGCAGCGCTGTCCCCGATGATCCACTCCGGGTCGGCGACACCCTCGTACACCGGGCCGATCAGATCCCACTGGGAGCGGTTCGCCAACACCTGCTTCTCGCTCAGGTCGATGCCCGTATACGTTCTGCCCGTCAGCGTGGCGACGACGCCGCGAACGGAACCGCCAGCAAACGGGTCCAGCACAGAGCCCCCTGAGGGGGAGAACCAGGCGTAACAGATCTCTGCAAGGACCGGGTCAAAGGTGGAAACAGGCACATCGGCCACAGGAATGTGTCGCCCGATTCTGTCCTGCATGACGCTGAGACGCTCGACAGAATCGTTACCGAGAGCATCACGGCCCAAATGGGAGGCGATGCCTTGGGCGAGCCACTGCCGCTTCCGCTCCTTCCACCTGCCGCTTTCAGCACGTAGGACGGAGAACGGGGGCTGGACGTACCGTTTGGCGAGCGCGCCCGCCTGTGTCGGGTCTCGACGCCAGGGTGCGGCTGCCCCGACCGTGGCCATCAACTCCACGATAGCCTTGTCCGACCAGCCGGATGCGTCCAGCAACGCGGGGTCAACGTCGCCGACCTCGTTGATCAGCGTCGCGAGTAACTCCTCGTCATAGCTGCCCAGCTCTGCCGTGCGGTTGTCGGCAAGCGCGAACGCTCTAGCCGTCGCGTCGTCGTCGCTGACGCGGACGGCTGCGATGTGGGTCCACCCAAGCTGTCGGGCTGCCTGCCACGTGTGGTTACCCGCGATGATCGAGCCGGCGGCGTCGACCACGATCGGCTTGCGCTGACCGAACCGGGCCAGGCTCGCCGCGATCGCCTCAACATCACCGCGACGCGGATTGCCCGGCAGCGGGGTCAGCGAGTCAACCGCAACCGCGAGCGGCGCGAGCACATCTAGGATCACCAGCGCACCTCCGGTCGGATCCTCGGCCGGTTCCCCCGACGCGAATTGCAGGACAGGTGCGCGGGCCTCAAGTTCTCCACCACCCACGTCAACTCCGGCGCCACCGACCTGGGCACCACATGGTCGAGCGTGTCCGCACCCGCCATCCCACAAAGGTGGCAGATGTCGTTGTCGCCCAGCAGCTCGCGCCGCAGCTTCGTCACAGCGCGACCGGTCCACCGCCTCACACGCGAACAGTAGCGCCGACACGGCGTCGCCGTCATCAGCGGCGATCGGGCGTCGACGGTAGGCGACCGGCCGACCGGCGGGTGTTGCCCGCCGCTTCGGCGGATTCGTCCGGCGCTCCCGGGGGGGGAGGGCACA